GTAAAAGCTGGATTATTAACAAGTAATTTCCAGTCATGGAGAGCTGACGATAGTTGTGTCAGCCATTCAGGTTTGTCAGAAGAGGATTGGGGTTCATATCCACTAAAGAGATTTCCAACAAGTTGTGCTAGTTGAGAGGCAAGAGCCTCTTGGCTAAAGGTTTTGGCGTAAATAGTTAGTACGCAAAGAAAGCCAGTTGCATCATTGGTGCTACAGAGAGCGCCATATAAGGCAACTATACCCTCAATTTGAGAGATAGCTGAGTCAGTTAGTTGCTGACGTAAGGTGTCCTTTAGGGAAAATAATCCCGGAATAAGTAGGGCAGCTTGTGGTTGGTAGCTAGGAAGGCCAGATAATAAAAACTGGACTTTGGACTCTAAGGTCTTGTTAAGGAAAGCCTGTTTCGCTTGGCGAGCGTTCTTTGATTCTGGTGTGTCCAAAGAAAGACTGTCGTATTGCGTTGACGTAAGTGTCATTGACGGTGCGACTGAAGTGGACTTAAAGCTATTGTCCGAAGCTTTGCCAGTGGGGGTGAGACCACGGGACTTCATTTTTGGCCCAAGGACCAGGGGATGAGCACGTTCGAGTGCACATCCCAATGCTTCCGAAGAAAACATTGGTGAAGCGATAATTTGTCTATTTATCTGTAGGCATATGACGGGGTTCGCTAAAACCATTGACCTGGTGCCACAATATTTGTCATTGTGGTCTTTTGCCGAAACATATCGGTTTGAACTAATTCGGTTATTACGCAACCTAATAGTAATATAATGCGTCATGTACTGATACCGTATTTTCAGTGGTTTAGTGTGAGGAGCATGAACTCCACACAAGGTCTGGATCGAGAGACCGGGTTGTATGATTTTGAATAGATCATAAACTAGGGGGGGTAAATTTTGATAATAATGATTTTAAACATTTTTAGAAAGCACGTTAGTAGTGCAAAAACTTAAGGGTAGAACTTTTAATTCTACAAATAAATCTTCGTTAAGTTGTACACAGGGTTACCTG